TATAACTTCAGATTCAGGAGTTGCATATGTGCGTTCAATGATTCTAGTAATGGTATGTAAATTTTCCGTGGTTTTGGATAATTTTTCAAGAGCATTATCAAAATCAAGAGAAGCTGCAGTATGCAATTTCTGTTGAAAGGGTATTACTGGATGTTTACAGCAGTATGAGGCCATTTGGTGCTCACACTTCTTTGGATTGTTATTAATTGGTTGTTTAGCAATTCATATTACATTCTTGTAACCACTGAATTAGGTGATTACGAACGCAAACCAACACATTTGTCTTTTAAAGTGGGTACGCCACGATAAGGCACTAATTGTGTTATAATAAATCTAAATAGATCTCCTTTTATAATGTCGTTTCCTGAAAACATTCATCTTATGGTTTGATAAAGTGATTAAATGTTCAGTAAATTTGGCGACAAGTTTTATCTTTTATAAGTAAAAGATAATAAAACTAATTACTAGAATGTTTATGAATCAATTCAATCCATGTTGGGAACATGGGACGAATATCTTCATCACCGAATCTAGTATTTTCGGTGAGTGTTCGTATAAATTTTTCTCTATATTCTTCATACTCGACTTGTGTATCACAATGAAACAAAAGTTCCCTCATAACGGAATTACAAGTTTGAACTAATTGTTCTTCAGGTGTTATTTCTTTAGATGGTAGGTAGTAACAAAGACTTTTCATGAGAGAATCTTTATCAAGAGGTGCAACAATTCTTTTAATTTCAGGATGATATCTAAAACTTCTTTTTAAAAAAGAGATTTGAGATATATCAATGAATCTAGAGGAATGTTGTTTTTTATCTGACGTCGTAAAAGTCATATAATATATTTCTTCTACAAACTTACCATAAGATATATTATTAAAATAAGAAGATAACTCTTCTTTTACACCGCATAACATATCGTCACCGTATGTTACAGGTAATAAAAGTTTAGTAAAATCTCTTATTTTGAATTTGGTCGTTTGATTCATGGCATTATCGGCACCTAGAGGTGTACACATAATAGCAAAAGCATAATAAAGAAGAATAATTCCTCTAAGGGAATTGTCTTC